TCTGAATCCCTGTCTGATCTTGATGTGTCTGAACCGGAATTGAAGGCCATGAAGTTCCTGTATCGTTCCTGTGGTGAATTTCGGGCCATCTATGAGAACCTAGAGGATGATGACGGCTACCGATCCCATTGATCTCCGTCGATTGTTTCTTCCTAGTTAGCACTCTGTTTTCCAATCAGAGCTTGCGTTTCCCACCAGTTCATGTATAATGGACTCATAAATTCGTTGACACATTTCTTTTTTATTATTTTATTGTGAGGTATATTATGGCTCGTGGAGTTCCTAAGAATGGTTTTCGTATGACTGCAAAACGTAAGGCTGAAATGACTATCGAAGTCAAAGAGTCTCGGTTTACTATTAACCAGCGTTTTGACTTTGTTTCTGATATGGTATCAATGCTCGGCAAGGGTGACCAGGCTTCGGTTGTTGTGACTGGTCCTGGTGGTCTTGGTAAGTCACACACCGTATACCAGACTCTTGTTAAGAATGGTTTCAAGGACGTTACCACTCTTGATGGTTTCAAACCTGGTGATGTTATTGGCAAGAAATACTTTGTTGTAGTCAAAGGTTATTCTACTGCCAAGGGTTTGTATCGTACTTTGTATGAGAATCGTAACGGTGTTATTGTTTTCGATGATTGTGACTCGGTACTCAAAGATCCTGTTTCTCTTAACATTCTAAAAGGTGCGCTTGATTCTTATTCTAAGCGTATTATCTCTTATAAAGCAGATATTCGTGATGATGACCTGCCGAATGTATTTGAGTTCAAAGGTCGTGTTATCTTTATTTCTAATCTTTCTTCATCACAGCTCGATCAGGCCATTATCTCACGTTCAATGGCTGTTGACTTGTCGATGACTAATGAGCAGAAGGTCGACCGTATGCGGTTCCTTATCAATCAGGATGATTTCATGCCTGAATATGATAAGTCACTCAAGACTGATGCAATTAATCTTATTGCTTCTCTTGTTGATTCTGTTAAGGATTTGTCGCTTCGTACTCTCATCCAGGTTACAAAAATTCGGAAGTCTGCTGATAAGAACTGGCGTGATCTTGCTGAGTATACTATAACCGGATAAACCTTCCGGTTATAGGGTCTCTCGGATGTTCTTGCAAATTATATTTTGGTGATATTCCTTTTTTAACCAAACTCATTTTTTTGCGAGTCTCATCTGAGTGTTTTTGTAAACCGGATTTACCTTTATTCCAAGGTATGCGACCTTTTGGTGCACCACCACGTCCACCAGAGATACCATCACCACCCTTGGTCATATTGTAACCGTTGTTATATGTGTCATAGTAATTTATAAAGTATGATTCCATAATTTTATATGTATGTTCAAAATCTAATGATTGGTAAATTATTTCCCAATCAAAATTTTCCCATCCATATTTGTTAATGGCGTTATAAAATTTATAATTGTTGTTTTGTTTCTTGGCCCGCGATTTATGTCCATATTTTCGATTGGGCCAGTGTTTATCAAAACCAATATAGCAATGTCCGGTTATTTTATTTGTTGATTTATATATTGTGTATATCATAGAGATATTTAGTATGCAATCTGTGGTTGACATTGACACAAGGATGTGTTACCATTTTCATGTAAATTAATTGAGGTTTTATATTATGAAGTTAAATCAAAATCAAAAGGACTTTCTACAAGCTGTTAAAGAGGTGCTTGGTGATAAGGTTATTGTCAACCGAGCAGAAATCGACCAAGTGGTTTCGGAGAAAGGTGTTAAATTCCCATTCTGGTTGACTGCCAAATCAACTTATCGGGTAGGTCGTGGAGAGTATTCACTACCAGGTACCACTCAGGTATCTCCCCAGGTAACTATTCCGGAAACTGTTGAAGCAATGGCTCAGGTAGTTCATCTTCGACAACCTAAACTGATTGATGAATCAGATTCTTCCATTCCTGAAGTATGGCCTGATTATGTACCATTTGGTTTCTACAAAGACCTGTTGAATATCGTCAAGTCGAGTATGTTTTATCCTATCTTCATTACTGGTTTGTCTGGTAATGGTAAGACTTTGATGGTTGAACAAGTATGTGCTAAACTGAATAGGGAGTGTATCCGTGTCAACATTTCTATCGAAACTGATGAATCTGATCTATTGGGTGGTCCTACTCTGGTTAACGGCAATGTTGTTAATAGAGATGGCCCGGTTCTGGTAGCAATGAAACGTGGTGCTATTCTTTTGATTGATGAGGTGGATCGTGGCTCAAACAAGCTTATGTGCCTGCAAGGTATTCTTGAAGGAAAACCATACTTTAACAAGAAATCAGGAGAAATGGTCCATCCGGCAGATGGATTCAATATCATTGCAACCGCAAATACCAAGGGTCGTGGTTCAGAAGAAGGTCGGTATCTTTCGCAGATTCTTGACGATGCCTTCCTTGAAAGGTTCCCGATTACTATTGAACAAGAATATCCAGATGTAAAGACAGAAAAGAAGATTCTATCACCTTTGATTGATGATCCGGAATTTGTTGATAATCTAGTTAAGTGGGCTGATGTAGTTCGTATCTCTTTTGAACAAGGTGCTATTGATGAACTTATCTCAACCCGTCGATTGGTTCATATTGCAAAAGCTTATTCTATCTTTAAGAATAAGATGAAAGCGATTGAACTTTGTGTAAATCGGTTTGATGTAGATACTAAAACTGCATTCTTGGATTTGTATACAAAGGTTGATGAAAAAGTGGAGGATCAAACTCCACTTGAACAAGCTGAAAATAAAATGAAGGAAATTCCATGGTATTGATATTATGTCTAATGTGATTTTTCATCCTATGAAAGATTCTAGCAGATTGGATCTTGGTGTCCGACCCAAGTGTTCGATTGATGGTTGTGATAATGACTGCCAATTTATGGGTTCTTATAAGAAAAACGGAGAACCACAATTCAGAAAGATTTGTTCATCCTGTCATTCCAAAATTACAGCTGAAAAAAGAGGGTTGAAAAACATGGGACAGGTCATTGCTGTTAATGCTGGTTTTTCTTCGATTTCGGAATATCAAAATGCTTTGGCTGTAGAAAAGGGATTTACTGATTATTATGATTATCAGAATGCTTTAGCTATCGAAAAGGGTTTTAAGAGTTATTCTGATTACCAGAATTCAAAACATCCTTATCGTAAATACAGAAAAGATTATTGTGAGAACATTGATGGTAGACTAGGTTACGTTTGTACCACAACCATTCATTGGGATGGTATGTTAGATGTGGATCATATTGATGGAAATCCGTCAAATAATAATCCATTGAATTTGCAAACATTATGTAAGTGTTGTCATGCTCTCAAGTCTAACATGAGTGAAGATTATAAAACAGAAGGGAGAAAATCCCTTGGAATCAAATATTGAGGATATAATGGTGATTGATATGAATGATGATGAAAAGTTGAATTTGAAGGAACTATTAAAGACTAATGTGGTTGAAGTGACCTTCAAGAAGGTCAATGGTGATAAGAGGGTGCTACATTGCACTCTCCAGCCATCACTTCTCCCAGAGTCGGTGGTGAAGGAGGAGACACGGAAACAGAGCGACACTTCTCTTGCTGTCTGGTCGATTGAAGATGATGGTTGGCGATCCTTCCGTTGGGAGTCTATTATTTCGTTTGGTATTAAGGAGTAAATATGAAGTTTGTTAGTATGTTGTTTGCGTTGGTGTTAGTTGGTTGTTCTGATGCGGAATTAGGTAAGATCGAAGCAATCGGACAAGGTGGACATATTGAATGCTGGTCTGGCGCTCATAAGTATTATGAAGGTGAGTCAACAGGTAAGATCATGACTGAACATGAAACTGATGGTTGGTTTTTTATGGAAAAAGGTACTAATGATTTGATCCGTGTTTCTGGTCCCTGTGTGATTCGTAACTAAATAACATCGAAGGAACGATTTAAACAAGGACGTTTCTTTTTTATTTGGTGAATTATGAATGAGAATAAGTTTATTGTAATTAAAGGTAGAAATACAGTTGTTGGTAAATATGGTTTGCATTATGAAATTTATGATACTGTGAATTTCATTTGTTCTGAAAAAGAACTTCAAAAATATCAAAGGCGATATGTTTATTATAATCTATATCATGTCGACCACAAAATGAAACCCATTCGTTTTAGACGGGATGTTAATTGCCGTAGACGCCACCTATTAAAGTGTGATGGCACTATTTTTGCTGAAAAAGTAAAGATTTTTGACTATCAAGATGGTACCTATTATGGTTTTATTCCTGTAGAGGCATTCAATTTCTAATATGACAAAATTCCAATTAAATAAAAAGGATGTAGAGAAGATTCTCGAAATTATGAATAAGTTTCCTCAAGACAGAAATTATGAACTTGAGTATTACCCTGGTGCTATTGGGTATAGTATTGAAATGACTGTTCCGGTTTCACTAAAAGGTCAAATGGGAACATTTAAAATTGATATTACTGATCCGGGAGAGTGGTAAAATTTCTTGACAAAAATGGTCAGAAATTGATATAATCCAGTATAAATAAAATTGATGATTTGGGGTGTGACAGGATGACGCACCAACCCGACAAGGATGTTTAAGTGTAACTTTAAGATGTTAAGAGGTAATTATGGCTACTATTGCTAAAGATGTTGTAACGTCAGAGGCACCACTACTCAATAAGGCGTGGTTGACCGCTGCATTTGGTATCTATGCTGTGTTCTATTTCTGGGTACGTTGGTATGAAGGCGTATACGGATGGGCTGCAGGCCTAGATTCATTCGCACCAGAGTTTGAAACTTATTGGATGAATTTCTTGTATACAGAAATTGTCCTAGAAGTGACAACTGCAAGTATTCTATGGGGTTATATTTGGAAGTCAAGGGATCGTAACCTTGCCGCTATTACTCCAAGGGAAGAACTCCGCCGTAATATGACACACCTAGTATGGTTATTTGCATATGCAAATGCAATCTATTGGGGTGCTTCATACTTTACTGAACAGGATGGTACGTGGCATCAGACAATCGTAAGAGATACTGATTTTACTCCAAGTCATATCATTGAGTTCTACCTGTCATACCCAATCTACATTATCACCGGTTTTGCGGCATTCTTATATGCCAAGACCCGTCTGCCATTCTTTGCAGAAGGTCTATCCCTGCCTTACCTAGTGACTGTGGTTGGTCCTTTCATGATTCTACCTAATGTTGGTCTAAATGAATGGGGACACACCTTCTGGTTCATGGAGGAACTTTTTGTGGCCCCTTTACATTATGGCTTCGTGTTCTTTGGGTGGCTTGCTTTGGCTATTGCGGGTGTATTGCTACAGGTCTTCTCTTCTTTTGCCAATCTGATTGGAAAGGAATTGATGACAGCGATTGACGCAAAAAGTTAAGATTAACTTACGTCTAATCTTATGAGGGGAAACTACGGTTTCCCCTTTTTTTGCTTGACAGGACATGAAAATTGTGTTAGAATGGTCCTCTAAATTATGTTGTGGTGAAATATGACTCCTTCTGAAATTAAATCAAAAATCCGTCAACGCCGGTCTCAAATGCTGGTGCATTCTCGTATCTATTATGTCCTAGATGAAAATATAGTATCTGATGATACTTGGCAGAAATGGGCCAATGAGCTGCGTGATCTTCAAGAACAATATCCTAAGTATTGTAAAATAGATTTTTATGATCGTGAATTTGCAACGTGGAATGGTGATTCCGGTGCATTCCTTCCGTTGAATGATCCTTATGTTGTGAATAAAACCCAACAAGTTATTAACCAGTGGTATAAAGAAAATGAAAAGTAATACACCAAAAACCACTTATGATTCTGATGATCTGGGTATCATTCTATCAGGACAAAAAGAAAGTAAACCGGTATACATGAAATGTGCTTATAACTATTATAAGATTAAACGTGTGGTTGACATGGGTGAATTTTATATGTTAGAATCACCTGAAGAAGATGGTGTAATTGGATTGGATAAGGAGGAAAATTAATGAAAGTGTATATCTCTAAATATCGTAACCATTGGTTATCTCCATATACTATTCTGGAAAAGATATTCTTCTGGAAAGAAATTGATTATGATGACCCTTTTATTGATAAGTGGTCAGATAGACTTGATCCATACTGTATTGGATTAATGAAGTTCTTGGATTTTTTTCATCCACGAATAAATTATATCAAGATTGATAAGTATGATACCTGGGATATGGATAAAACATTATCTCCTATCATTTTAGCTATGTTGAATCAATTAAAGGGAACCAAACATGGTGCTCCTTGTGTTGCCGATGAGGATGTACCAGAAGAATTAAAGAGTACCTCTGCACCACCTAAAGAAAATGAATGGGATACTGATGGTAACTGGTTTAAACGGTGGGATTGGGTAATGGATCAAATGATTTGGTCATTTGAACAACTTGTTGATGATACTTGGCAAGATCAGTATCATGGAAAGTGTACCATTACTGGTGGTTGTGGTTCTTTTGATCGTGAGGGTTATATCAAACATTCGGAAAGAATTAATAATGGTTTGAGATTGTTTGGTGTGTATTATACAGGACTTTGGGATTAGAATGTCGGACGAAAATACAAAAGTAAAACACTCGAAACGTATGTTCCATACCGAAACTGTTATTGCAAAAAGAAGAAAACTTCTTAAACAGTATAATATGGATTGGGATAATAACAGAATGATTAAACAGAAACACCGTCTATCTAAAATGAATGGTATCAACTGTGGTAATCCAGGTTGTATGTTGTGCATTAACCCTCGAAAGTATGGTGAGAAAACTATTCAAGAATTGAGTTTTGAACAGACAGAAAAGTGGAGTGAAGAATGATTGAATTTGAGAAAGATACTTGGGAAGAGTTTGTATGCAATTTTGCTGGCAAATTAAGTGTTGGGTATACCATCGAAGATGCTTTGAAAAATTTTCTTAAAGAATATTGGACAGTTCTCAATGTTCTGGAAAGTCAAGCAACGGAAAAAGATGAAAAAGAGGAAGAAGAATCTCTTGATGTTTACTTTGAACGTAGAATGAAACCTGTGTGGAATTATGTGTATAATCTGAATAGAGAAATTGGTAAGTTAAAGGCTGATGTTGCTCTATTGAAGGAAGCTGATGCTGCCAGAACAATGACTTATGGTCCTATAAAGTATCCAAATAATATTCCACCGACTCATGAATATCCACTGGATTGGTATAAAGTTACCGCACATTCAAATGCACAAGACAATCAACGTATTCCTGGTTTGATGCCAGAAGGATTTGCAACTACTGGTTATATGCAAGTAGTAGATCCAAAGTATACAGCTGCACAGATGAAAGATTGGTCTGGACTGAGGTTCGATGATCCGGCAGAGAGAAGGTAATGAATTTACTTAATTATTTTGGTGCTAGAAGGAGGTTAGTTGAGGTAAACAAAACCATTATGTCTATGGGTGGTGAAGAGGAAGCACCCCCATTACTTTTAGCTCAAAGGGATATGACAGCTGATGAGGTAACATATTTCTACTATGAATCAATTTCTGATGTGATATATACTTTTATATTCTTATTGATTTTAATTGTTGGATATGGAGCATCTGATGCCCTGTAAAAAAATGATATTGGATATTTCATTGTCAGAATTGAACAGTGAACTACAGTATGAAAAAGAAGGATTTTTCACCCGAAAAAACTCAAAAGGTGGAAAAATTATAGGTTCCAGAGCAGGAAATATTGATAGAAATGGTTATGTACACGTTTCCATCAATAAAAGAAGGTATCTAGAACATCGATTGGTTTGGTTGTATCACCACGGTTATTTACCAGATAACTTTATCGACCATATCAATAGAAATCCTTCTGACAATAGAATAGAAAATCTCAGAATTTGCCCAAATAATCATAGACAAAATGCACAAAATACTGGCAAATTTTCACATAATACATCTGGACATAAAGGTGTAGGTTGGTCTCCAGGAAAAGGTAAGTGGAGAGCAGTAATTGGTGTTAAAGGTAAGAGTATACATTTGGGTTATTTCAAAGATAAAGTGAGTGCAATACAAGCTAGGAAAATTGCCGAAAAGCAATTCTTTGAATTTAGTGAAGAGGATTAAATAATGGGTTTCGACCTAATAACAAAGAGAGATTGTCCCCATTGTGGTAAAGAAATTGGTGGAGGTCGTGGTAACCTAAAGACCCACATGAAAAAGTGTGCCAAGAAACTTGGTATTCTCGAAGATGTATTTGTACCTGTAAAGGAAATAAAAGGAGAAAATGAAATGAGTCTATTTGTTGAAGTGCATTCACTAGAAAAAGGGTGTCAGGTTATTATTAACCTAGATCATGTTATTGAAATTGCACCATTGGTTGCTGGTGGTTGTGCATTGTTTATGACTGATGGTTCTAATAAGATTTCAATCAATGTGGCTGATTCGTATGAACTATTCAAGCAGTTTGCCATGCAGACCGTTAGCTCAGAAGATATTGCAAGAAAGATTAAGTCATTGAAGGGTGCATAATGTCTAGGATCAGTTTTACTTTTAGTGATAGAACGTATGAATCTATTGGTCCAGTGTGTAATGGTGAAAAACTTCAAAAACCAAAGAAACCTGAAAAGGTTGTTAATCTTGAAATTGATAATGTAGAATCGATGCACATTGCTGAAATTGTTCATCACTTTGAACAATTCTTGAAGTCTAGTGGATATGTTATCTACGGAAATATTCGTGTTGTTAATCCTGGTTTCGAGTCACAACAAGAAAAATATTTTGGTACAATGTGGAAAGAACCTGATACTATTACAACTGTAAGTGTATCAGAACCTACTCCACAAAATGGAAAGTGGCGACTATAAGGTTTAGATAAATACCTGACTAGATAACAACTAATCAGGGATTTATAAATGTTCATATTAGTAATAGACCCATGTGGTTTAACTCTTGACTGGTGCCTACGTTGTATTGCAGCTGGGCACACAGTCAAACTTTTCACAGAAGGTAAAAAAGCAGAACCAATTGGACAGGGACTTGTTGATAAAGTAACCAATTGGAAGAAATATATGGACGTTGCCGATCTAATCTTTTCGGCAGACAATTTGAAATATATGGATGAACTTGATGTTTATATCAAGAAAGGATATCCAGTATTTGGCCCAGGTAAAAGAGCCGCAAAACTAGAACTTGATCGTATGTATGGTCAAGACGTTATCAAAGAATTTGGTGGTCCAATTATACCATCATATCCATTCAAGAATTACGACCAAGCAATTCAATTCATCAAAGATAATCCTAAGAGATATGTTTCTAAGCCAATAGGTGAAGAAGAAGATAAATCTCTGTCATATGTTGCAAAAGATGAAGCGGATATGATTGGATTCTTATCTAAGAGAAAAGAGTTAGGTAAAGCTGCATCGTTTATTCTACAAGAATTCAAACCCGGTGTCGAGGTAGCGGTAACAGGTATTTTCGGACCAGGTGGTTGGGAACCCTATTGGTGTGAAGGTTTTGAACACAAGAAACTAATGGTCGATGAAAAAGGTCCCAATACAGGTGAAATGGGAACTGTTATTCGATACACCAAATACTCCAAACTTGCTAATATGTTAATGAAACCAATGGAAGAAACTCTACATAAGATTGGTTATGTTGGTATGTTAGACGTTAATGTTATCGTTGATGAAAAGGACGGTACACCATGGCCAATGGAATGGACCGCACGTCCAGGTTACCCGATGTTCAACATCATGTTATCTCTCCACAAAGGCGATCCTGCTGAGTGGATGTTAGATTGCGTCAAAGGCAAAAACACTCTGGAAGTCGAGGAGAAGACTGCCGTTGGTGTTGTTATCTGTAATTCTGACTTCCCTTGGGCCAAGAAGCCAATCGAAACCTATCTTGATTTCCCTATTATCACCGATGATTGTGATATAGATCACGTTCATCCATGTGAGGTAAAACTTTGCACAACCATGAAGATGATTGATGATAAGGTTGTGGAAGATATTCCAGAATGGGGAACCGCAGGTACCTACGTTTGTGTTTGTACTGGTGTAGCTGATTCTATTACTGAAGCAAAAGATAAGGCTTATAAAC